GGAATATCCGACGAATGTCACTGATGGCCTGAGCTATCTGCGGAAAGTTTGTGAGCTCTTTGCCATTGCGACTGTAGAGCGCGACAGCACGACCAGCTACCACGGCCAACACACGCACACCATCCAACTTGCACTCCAGACGTTTTTGGCCACGCATTTTGCTGTCATGGCTGTCAGAGTCCTGCGCCAGTTGGCAGGAAAACACCGGAATGCGCCAGTCGGTGTTGCCTAGGACCTTGTTGAGTGTTTTTTCAGAAATACCACAGCGAAAATCCTTGATTAGAACTCTGCGGCACAGGCCGTTCCATTCTTCGCTGTCAAACATGATCATGACGTCTTCGATAGCGTCACGGGCACGACCACCAGTGATGCCGCGGGTGCGGAGATTTTCGCACAGTGCCCAGAACTGGGGCCATGGGTTGGGTCGGTCAGTCAGGTCCTGAGATTCAGGTACCTGTTGCACGTGATACACAAAAAACGGATTGTAGGCAAGATAGCAGTTGAACAAGAAACACTGCGCATTGATGCTGCCCAACTTGGCTGCCATGAGAGCTTTTTCGATCACACGTTCCTTGTGTGTCCGGCTGTCACTTGATTCAAGATCACGAACCCAGTCCGCAGCCAACTTGATCCCCTCAAAATCGGACTGACCAAAGTCAATGTCACGCATGTACTTAATCTCGCAGTGGTAGAAGAATAGTTGGACTATTTGTCCAATGTACGCATTATAAACTCAGTGACATTTTTGGTCAACTGAGGTTTTCGCGTCGGAGGTTGGCCTGCACGATGGCACGAGCTTCGGCCACAGAGTAAGAATCATCTCGGAGATCGGCCCGCGGCGGCGGTGTGATGGGTTGGTCGGGTACTTCATTGAACCTGTTGAGGTCAAGACTGTCAAGGCTTTCCTCGTTACGCCCTTCGATCAAACAGCCTTGGGTGGCCTGGCCAGTGAATGCAGTGGTAGCGATGCTCTGTAGATATTCGGCACTTTGTCCGGCCGCAGTGTTGCGACCGTATTGGTCTAGACTCAGTACAAATGTGGTAATCGACATCTGAGACGGTGTGGGTATGGTAGCAAAATCTATCTCGGCTGTGGCTTGATTTGATGGTTCAAACACAAAAGTATGGAAAGCCATGCGCCACCAGTAGTCATCCATGGTCAACATTTCTGCAGGATCTATGGCCGCACCGGCTGTGACTATCTCGGCTTCGCCCACTACGATCAGGGCCTGCAAGGCGCTGTCGTAACTGCTGTAGCTTCCTGCAGCTGGCCCAGTCACATACTCGATTCGCAGAGGTGTGAGGGACGGAATAGGTGATGGTGGCGGCGGAGGTGGAGGTGGAGGAGCGGGCGCCGGTGGTGGGGGCGGTAACACTGTGACTGCGGCCGAAGGAGCAGTGGTATTGGTAGTCTGAGAATATGTTCCGCGCCAGATTTCAAACTCTACATACCTAAAAGCATCAGCAGTGGCTGAATAGGTACCAGCTGTGTTGAAAGTCACGGTAATGGACCCACTGGTAGCTTGGTCAGGAAGGTTGCCAACTGCGCCTGAAAGATTCACATAGGTAGCTGTGAGAGCTTCCCAGTAAAATGTAGAAGATTGTCCTTGTTCGATGTACTCTGGACTCCAATAGGCACGTACCCTGGGCGCATTGTACAGTCGCAGCAAGGTATCGCGCATGCGTCGATAGATGTTGATCAAGTCGTCCAGAGGACCTGGTGGCCCAGCATAGATATTCTTGGCCAGCAGTTCCAGTTCAGTGGGGAAAAAATCTCTGTGTGGATCTCCTGCTGTGGTTCCCAGGAAATCGGTCATGAGGAACGTGCCATTGGGACCCTTGCCATTGGCAAAAGGATTGGGAGTAGGATCTAAGCCAAAGTCATTGCCCGGAAAGATCGGGTCGTCAAAGAAAGCGCCCGTGGCACCGGAGATGGGTTGCTCTAGCGCATTGATCGCCGGAAGTCCGACCAAGGATCTTACGGTCATCGCAATACCATCGCGAGGTCAGGCAGGGAGAACTGTCCCACTGACGACAACTGCCCAAACGCGATCTGCAGAGCCTGGTTGGCTCGTGCTTGGTCAGGCGGAATGATCTTGGCCAGTTGATCGCAGCCCGCGGGCACAGTGACATCTCCAGACTCAAATACCAGATCAAGGTCGGAGTTGATGGTGCCGTCAAGGTTGTAAATCAGCATGGCACCGGCCGGTGTAGGAAAGGTCAGGCTGGCGAAACTGCGAGGGAACGCCAGCACCGGGTTGAGAAGATCTGCCAGGGTCTGGAGATTTGGAGTAGTGGTGCCTAGTATTGACAGTGCATCGTCGAGGTCGGCCCCTGTGATATCTTCCAAGGCTCGAAAAATATCTCGCTCGATTTGATCAGGAACTCCACCTGATTCGTCATCGGGCAACGTCGGCAGCCCGGATATAAAATTTGCATCGACTCCGTTCTCCAGGAGAGCATCATTGATCGCGGGAGGCAGTCCACCGGCGATCAGTGTGATCTGATTTAAGATGCTGGAAGGAAGCCCAATGGCTTCGGGCTGCGCAGGATCGATGGCGTTTCCTAGATCGGCCAGATCGTCGCCAAAGTCATCCAATGCCAAGTTTATACTGGACAGTTCACTGGTAACAAGATCATCCATGTTGGTAAAGGTCGGACCAAGATACTCGTTGGCTCTCACTGCGCTGTCAATCACGCGGTTGGTGGTGTTGATATAGCCATCGGCCGCAGCAAAGGCCTGCACAAACTTGTTGAGGTCGCTGATGTAAAACTCAGCGATACGACGCAGTTCCAGAGTCATGAAATAAGGGGTTGGGCCCGTGACCGGCGAAATCAATCTGATGGGTCTGGGTATGCTGTTGCCTAGAATCGGATGCGTGGTGCTGCCCATGCTACGCAAAGAGTTGATAGTGCTGGAACTGATATTGAATTCCGGCATGGGCGATAAAGAATCTTCTACTGCGATGGCTACGGTCTGCATCAAGGGCGAAATCAGTTCGGTCGATTCATAGGATGCCATCTGCCCCGAAAAGATCGCGTTGATCCCCACAGCACCGCCCTGGTACCAGCCCGGAGCGGCATTGAGCTGCAGCGGAGACATCACGGTCTGATAGTTCATGTCAGTTTCACATTGGGGCTACCGCCGGATCTGGGATGCCCACAGGTGTCGGAATCTGCACCGGTACGTATGACCGGCCTACCACCGGCACGTACCGTGGCACTGCCGCCGCGTGTGCGCGCCGAGCAGTGTTTGGCACAGCCTGATCGACCACAGCATGCATGCGGAGTCACTCTCTGTGCCGGAATCACGATGGGTCTGCCGTTGACTCGCACCGTAGGTACCCCGGAGGTCACTACGCCACCTGCGGTATTGGGATCACCTTTTCTCTGACAGCAGTAAGACACGTTAGCCCATTACTATTTTCTTTTCTGGTATGCGCAGACCGGTGGTGGCTTCGATGTAGCGGCTGGTCACTGCATCATCGGTTGGTGCATAAATGGTTATGTTATGGATATTTAGTTGACTGTTTGACCCTGGTTCCACAGTGAACATGGCCGGGACCAGCCCCATGCCCTGCGGTCCTGGTGCCACTGACACTGGATTGGTCACTGTGATCCACTGATCGTTGATGGACACGATCTTGGCGATGAGTTCTTCGCCGCTGGTCAGTTTAAAAGTGTATACTCGATTGATTGCGAGTTCTATATTCATTTTTGAGTCTCATTGAAGTAGCGTTGTAGATCGGCAAAACCACCGATGTATGTGTCACCGAGGAAAATCTGCGGCACGGATCGTGCCTCTGGCACGGATTCCAGCAGCTGGTCACGGGTCCACTCATGACCGATCCGGCGTTCTTCATAATCTATGCCATGGCTGCGCAACAGCGCCTTGGCCTGGTCACAGTGTGAGCAAGCGTCTTTGCTCCAAACTACTGCAGTTGTCATAGTTCCTCTCAGATGTTGGGCAAGGCATCATAGTCAATGGTATCTGACATCACGCCTATAACATAGTTAGTCGACTCTGATTCCTGCAGTGCAGTTTGTTTCTTGTGCGTGTCTACATGCTTGTTGAACCAAGGAATGGGCGTCGAGCGCGGTGCTGACTCCTGATACTTGATACCGATCTCTTTCAACGCAGCAGCAGCGGTATAGTCCACAAAATCCTTGAGTATGGCAGCATTGAGACCGATCACTGGGCCGCGAGTGAACAGGTAGTCGGCCCAGGCCTTTTCCTCGCGAATCACATCCAGATACATGGCATAGACTTCGGCTTCGCATTCCGCACGAGCTGCTGCGAACCTCGGGTCTTCTTTGACCACTTGATTGATCATCCAGGCGGTCCAATCGCGATGCAGGATTTCGTCCTGCAGGATCAGGCTGATGATGTTGCCATTGCCGATAAAGATACGATTTTCCACCATGGCCAGACTGGTTGCAAACGACACCATGAAACGAAATGCTTCCAGTCCGTAGCTGGCATTGAGCGCCAGCCAGATCGCTCGTACATGCTCCTGTTCAGACACGGGTTCTCCCACTTCGCGCCGACAGTTGATCAGGTGCAGTTGATCGTAATATCGTCCAATGCTGGAGGCCATGCCTATGATCTCAGCGGTGTCGTGGATGGTATTGAACACTTCCTTGGGCACATTGTAGATGTTGCGGATGATGTGGCTGTATGATCGGCTGTGGATGTTGGTTTCAAAGAAAGTCCAGTTGTAGACCAGGCTTTCCAGTTCAGGAAGGCTCACCACAGGAGTAAAGATCTGGCTGGGCCCTCGGCCCTGTAGACTGTCTAACGCCGTCTGCCTGAGAAGATTGGAGGTAAAGATGTGCCGCACTGTGTCGCTTGCGTCTTTGAAATCCTGGGCATCCTTGGTCAAGCTGACTTCTTCCGGGACCCAGAAAAAGCCACGAGCTTCCTGTTCAAACTTTTGTATTTTGTTGTATTTGACTTCTTCGAACCGCTGGATGGTCACCGGGCCTGCAGGATCCAGAAACATCTTGCGGTTAAGGTAGTCCGATTTTTTAGACAAATCATATTGCTGTCTGCTCATTTTCTTTCCTTTTGATGATTGTGAAATCTAGATAACTCCATTGGACTCATGGTTTACATATCATAGCTTACAAGCCAGACAATCATCCTCGCCGTCATCCAACAGACTCGGATCCCCGGCATGGACGTCCGACTTCTCATCTTCGAGCTGTTTTGATCCGTGTTTGTTTATCAAGCTGTAGTAAAAAGTTTTGAGGCCCCAACGATGTGCCTGCATGAGATTGCTGGCGATCAAGGTAGTGGGCACTTTGCGATCAGGAAACCATGCAGGGTTGTAGAAAGTGTTGGTGCTTATGCTTTGATCCACATAGGCTGCCAGCACAGCCGCGGTCTTGAGATAGCCAATGCAATCTCGTTGTTCCCACATCAGCTGATATCGGTTCTTGAGTTTGTGATATTCGGGAACCACCTGTGTGAACGATCCGGCCTTTGACTCCTTGGTAGAGATCAAGCTCATGGGCATTTCGATACCATTGGTCGAGTTGATCACCACCGACGATGACTCCACCGGCGCGATGGCCATGAGCGTGGCATTGCGAACACCGTGCTGCTTGATCTGCTCGCGTAGAGTTTCCCAGTCCAGTTCGGGAGCAAAGTCAGCCAGTTCATTCACGGCCTCGGCACGTAGTTCCCAAGGAAACGTCCCTTGTCCATAGCGTGTTTTGCTGCTGTCCCGGCACGGACCGCGTTCGCGAGCCAGTTCCACCGTGGCTTCGGTGAGGTAATAGGCCTGGTGTTCCATCCAGGTCTTGACTTCTTGCAGAGCCTCACCGGCTCCGTATTCCAGACCACGCTTGGCATGCCAATAGGCCAGATTGGTCACTCCGATGCCCAAGGGCTGTATTTCCTCGTTGCTCAGTTGACTCTGTATCGACAAAAAGTCTTGATAGTCCAGGATGTTGCATAGGCTGCGTTGGAGAATGCGGCAGGCCCGGCGCATGTCTTCGGGATTGCGGAAGGCTCCCCAGTTGATTGATCCCAGAGTGCACAGCGCGATCCTGCCTTCGGGGTCATCCAGGCGTCGGAATGGTCGAGTGGGCAACAAGATCTCGCAGCAGAGATTGCTCTGATAGATGGTGTGATATTCTGGATCAAAAGGACCCTGGTTCATGACATTGTCGATGAATACCAGATAGATGCGACCGGTGTCGGTGCGCTCTTTGAGTATGCCACCTTTGAATACTTCTTCGGCTCGCATGACTTTTTTGCGCAGTCCGCTCTGTTGTTCGTACTTCACATAGAGCTGCTCAAACAGCTCGGTGTCTCGGTAGAAAGCTTCGTAGAGATCCGGAACTTCGTTGGGATCAAAAAATGTGATGTCCTCGCGGTTTTTGAACCTACGCCAAAAGAAAGCCGACAACACCACGCCATAGTCCATGTGTCGTACCCGAGTCTCTTCTGTGCCTTGGTTGTTTTTGAGCACAATGAGATCATCAAACTGATGATGCCAGATCGGGTAAAACACCGTGGCCGACGCATTGCGAATGCCACCCTGACTGCACGAGCGTAGATCACCAAACCACTTCTTTAGGAACGGAATCATACCGGTGTGCATGATTTCGCCACCGCGTATGGGGCTGCCCAGAGGTCTGAGCCGTCCGATTTCCAGCCCGATACCGGCTCGCTTGCTGGCATACTTGGCCATCATCTCGCCCGATGCGAAAATACTGTCAAGATCATCGTCGCTGCGGATCAACACACAGCTACTGAACTGTTTGGTAGGAGTGCCCAGGCCAGCGAGTACAGGCGTGGCCAGAGTAAACAAACCGTCACTGGCTGCTGTGTAGTACTCTTTGATATAGCGCATGCGAGCTGCGTTGGGCTCCTCGCGGTGGAACACTGTGGCAGCAGCTACCATGTATCTGACCTGAGGAGTCTCGTAGATTTCTCGGGTGGCTCGATTGCGCACAAGATATTTTTCTATCAACTGCTCAATGGCCGCATAACTGTATTCTTCATCTTTGCTGTGGTCGATGATCTCGTCCATGCGCGCCCAGTCGTCCTGGCTGTACCAGGTCAGCAGCTCGGGTGTGTACAGACCCACTTCCACATTGCGACGTACGATGTCGTACAAGGACGGAGGATCATAGCGCCCGTACACGTCTTTGCGCAGCATGCTCAGGCGTTGTTTGCCAGCCACATACTGGTAGTTGGTATGGCCCACATCGGGGTTGGTTTCCACGTCAATGAGATCCACTATGGCTCGCAAGGTGATACCATCGATTTCTCGGGTGGTGATGCCATCATAGAAATGCAGCTGGGCCTTGATCTCGATCATGCTCTGGCTGACATCCGCTGTTCCGGCACAGACCTTGGCGATCTGCGTTTGCCATTTTTCAAGGGCCAAGGGCTCACGTCGCCCACTGCGTTTGACAACTGTTATGTGTTTCATTTTTTCCTTAGGCAATACGTTTGATGACATCCGGTCGTGTGACACATCGACGAGCAGTTAGGGTATCTGGGCAGATATTTACGATGGAGTCTGCTTCCCAATTAAGTGCATATTTTTCTCTTGCCACTAAGACTAAATTGTCGGAACCCACTTCGACCAGTTTCGCATCCTCGATGTCATTTCTTTCTAACATTGCTAGAGTATACATGATTCCCAGTCCTCTAGCAAGATCGCAATATATGTTATCCTGTAACAATTGCCATGGATCGGGCCAAAATTCTCGATCATCCCAGTGCAGATAGTAAGTGGTCCAAGGTGACTCAAACCACCATTGATTCACGGTCAAAAGGCACTGTTCCGTTGGTAGATTTGCCACGTTGTCGCGCAAGGACGTCCAGGCGGCGAGCCTGGCCGAAAAGGTCTGATGCCACATCAAGATAGATGGCTCAGACTGTAGCGTATGACGCCATCAAACGCCGTGGATTCAGCCGAATAACTCACAGTGATCACATCGCTGACTTCTGACACCAACAGGGTCACGTCGGTGTGAGAGTTTTCGGTGTAGTCGTCGCTGTAGACCAGGCCGTCTCCAGCACTGTCATCGCCACCGGCCACCACAGTCAGCGTACCGGTCCTGATGGCATGACCCCCCGCAGTGGGTCGATTGACAGTGTAATCCATCCTGAAGCTCTCGAATCCTCCATTGGCCACTGGGATGGCAGTGTCAACAGAAAACAAGACATCAGTGGATCCGTCCTGGATGGTTGCTTGTTGCCCAGATTCCCGTACATAGGAACCCATCTGTATGGACTGACCGTTGTTGAACACGATGCTGACCGGAATGGTCTGAGGCACCGTGGTATCGAAAAGATAGATCCTGGGATAGTAGCCCGGGGCGATCTGGGTCTGGGCCACGGTTCTCTGGAACATGTCACCGATGCTGACATTGTCGTTGGCATTGATTGAGATCACCGGAGCAGCCGGGTTGGCACTGCCTAGAAAATGATTGCCGACGTCGTAGAAAGTGTTGTGGGCAGTGGCATTGAACGCGCAGTTTTCGATCGTCACACCTTCTTCGTAGATCGTGTCGAATATATTTTGCACCACACGAAATCCAGTGGGGCCGCCGTTGACTGGTGCAGCGCCGCCCAACACAATGCCCTGGAACAAAGTGTCCAGTTGACTGTTGCTGACTGTCACTCCTTGTGTGAACTGATCTGTGTTGATCGCATAGGTCATGCCCGAAAATCTACACTTGTCCATGGTTATTTGTCTACACGGACGTGCCAGAGTAGAGGAAAATCTCACTGCTGCCAGATCCTCGGTGTTGGAGGTCAAGTCAGACTGGGTCAGGGGTCCAGTGAGATCCACGCTGTCCAGGTAGGCCTGGCTGATCTGCTCCAGCAGCAAGACGTTGTGAGAGTTACCACTGGCCGCGGTGCGAAACGCCATGCTGGAAATTTCTACATTGATCGGAGGCGTGGCACCGGCCAGGCCGATGTTGGCACCGGTCTGTTGCCGGCTGTCAGTGGTCCTGGCCACATACTCAGGCATCGTGGCCGGTGTCCAATAGACTGTGTCAGTCAACAGAATACCCGTGGCCGGGACCTGGGCCACGCTGCGATAAAAGTTTTGGGACGAATCCACTACCAACACACCGATGTCGTATGCGGTGTTGGCAGCCCACAGCACGACCTCGAATGATATGATGGAACTGTTGGCACCTTCGCCATAGAGTTTGGCATAGGGCGGAATCAACAGGGTATTGGATATCTTGTAAGTTCCGGCCGGAAAAAACAGGCTGCGACGAATCTGTGTGTTGATCTGAACACAATACAGCTGGAACAGTGCTCGATTGATGGCCGCGGTATCGTCGGTCACTCCGTCGCCCCGAGCACCAAACTCTGTGACTATGGCATAGCTGTCCAAGCGACTCTGCAGACTCTGGGTGACTGGATCACCCGGTGTGGCACCGGTTTGCACGGTGTAGCCGGCGGCCTGACCCTGATAGGTATAGGCCGTGGTATATGCCAGGAGATCTGAAAATTCGGTGAGTATTTCTGTGTTGCCTACCACGGGCGCGCCTTCGGCCAGGCTGCCGTTGCCGATGTAGAGACGTCGCTGATCTATGGCCCATCCCAGTTCGGCACCGGCCAGTGGTTGTGGTAAATCCTCTTCTAGACCCTTGCGTTGGGTGATTCTCGATACTTGTACGATTGCCAC